CGCAGCAGTTGCCAGTCCCGTCAGAGCGACGTTGTTTATGTAGACGTTGGTCGCGTTAAGCGTTCCCGTCCCTTTGTCGCCGCCAGTGGGTGCGCCCAGAATCAGGCCGTTCTGAAACTTGGCGATCACGGTGGTGCCGCTAGCACCGTCGATGAATTGGATCGGGCCTTGGCCCTGATTCCAAAACGACATACTCGCGGGGCTGGCTGCATTCATGTAGAAATACAGGCTATTGCCCTGAATGTTGGTGCTTGAATATCCAGTGCCGGTAAATCCGAAAGAACCCCGCTGGGCGCCCGAGTTCAAAAAGTCAAACTCAGCAGTAGCATTGGCCGCAGTGCTGGTATTCTTGAGGGCTATCTGCGCAATCCCAGCGATGTTGGCGAGCATATCCAGAAGATCGCCTGCGTTATTGCCCCCCACCGTGGTCCCGATACCGATGCCCTTGACGGTGTTATAGCCGGTGCTGGTAATGGTCGAAGCATCCGGCATGGTAACCGTGCCAGTGAAAGTAGGACTGTTCAGACCCGTGGCGCTCCACGTCGAGCCGTCAGGATAGGGACCGGCCAGACTCGCGCCCGAGGGCACCGTGAGCCACTTGGTGCCGTCCCACTTGTAGATTTGCGCACCGGGACCGCCGACTTGCTGGTTGAGGGTCGGAGCATCGGGGAAGTTGAATGCCTGCCCGAACGCCAGCGCAGGCAAGAGCAGCAACCCGATCAGCAATGCTCCCAAGACTTTCATTTCTTCGCCCCGTGATCAGGCACCGTCGTCGCATTCGTCCCTGACGCGGTTGGTTTACCCAGACCGAGATGATCCTGCGGTGGCGGTACGGGTGATGGGACGACCGGTGACGGGCTGGGCGTCGGAGAAGGGCGGTGCGGCGGAAACTGTTCCATCAATGTGGGCTGCGCGAACACTGTCCCTCCCAGCAGCAGCACTATCGTCGCCACGGTCAATCTCAGTTTGACAGACATATGTACGAACCATTCGCGCTCGTCACCGTGGTCCCGAACTGCATCGTCGCGTTGGTGGTAGTGGTGGCGTACACCGAGCACCAGCTACCGTTTATCGAGCAGGCGCAGGCAGGCGGATTGTTCCATGCCGCTCCGAAGGTAAGCAGGCAACTGCTTGCTGAAGTGGTGTTGGTAGTGAACCTACCGTTCATGTCGGTACCGGTAAAAGCTGCTAGGTTGACCCCGTTGCACAGCATCGAACCGGGAGTGGGAGCCGAACCCATCGTCGTGTAGATGTGGCCGTGCTGAAAGAAGATGCCGCTATTTTGAAACGAAGCGATTTGCTGCCAGCCAATGGGGTTGCCCGCACCAGCAGTCGTTGGGCCGTAATAGATGCCTACCGCGCCGGGGGTTTCATTGATCAGCGCGTAGGGGCCAGCACCGGCGGCAGCGGTCGAAAGCCATTGGCTCCCGTCGTAGTAGCCGCCTGCGACCACGTTGACATTGCCCGCTCCAACCGAAGCGAACGCAGCGTCGCCGATCATCAACCCAGTGCTGGTGTTATTTGGGATTAGGATCGATTGCCCCCCACTGCCCTGAACACGCATTTGCACGGTGCCGCTTCCGGCTGATGCAAAGGTGATCGTTCCTCCGCTGTATAACGACAGGGTCGTCGAAGCGACAAGGTTATTAATTGCCAACCCACCGGGGGCGTTAGTCTGAAGGACTGCTCCCAGCGGTGTGGCGATGGTCGATCCCGGCCCGTTGGCCTGCATCGCCAAGTAGTAGTTGTTGGGGCCGCTGCTGGGATTGGCGGGATCGATGTAGTCCACATAATAGGCGGCATACAGACCCACGCCGGATGTGATCTTGGGATTTATCAGGGTCATCGCGCTGGCTTGCCCATAAACGCCAGAGTCGGTGACGATGCTCGCGATGTTCTGGTCGTGCGCCCAGAACCGAAATTCGGGAACGCCGCTACTTACCGGCACCGCGTTTGGATTGAAGAGGTTTCCCGGTATCAGCCAGTCGGTTGAAGTAATTGTCTCGCTGGCGACCGTCTGCGAGGCGCTCACGGTGTAGGTTCCGTTGCCTCCGGTCCCGGTCCCTAGCGCGGTGATCGTGGTGCCCGCCGTCACGCCAGCGCCGCTGATAGCCTGATTGACCGCCAACGCGCCAGCGCTGACTGCGGTGACGGTCATCGTGGTGCCGGAAATGCTGGCGGTGAAGGAGTTCGTCGCTCCACCACCATCGACGCTGAAATCGATGTATTGGCCGACCATCTGGATGGTCGATGCGTTCTGATAGGTCGCAACGAATGCTGGGTCGGTGTTCAGGGTCGCGTAGTACGCTCCCGAACCCGTGATGTGTGCAGTCTGAGCGCTGTTACCGTAGCCGCCCTGAACGCCCCCGTAGTAGCTGCCCCAAGTGCCGGGTCCGATTACGACGCCACCGTCCTGTTCAGTGATCATCGTATCGACCATCGGATGTGTCCCGGCTGGAGGATTGGCGATCCCTCCGGTGACGATCCCGTTGTAGGTCGAGAGCCTCGTCAGGCTGACGCTGGCTACTTGGGTGCTACCCTGCGTGATCTCTAGGGCGTTCGCGGTCGGAGCCTGATTGATGCCCACATTGCCGTTCCACACCGGGGCGTTGGATGCGTTGCTCTGGAGAGTCAGATACGGACCCGTCGCAGTGGGAACTGGGGCGCTGCAAGTGAGCACGCCCGTGGCACTGATCGCGCTGGCATACATCCCACCGGCACAGGTGTTAGCCAATCCAGAGATATTGATGGCGGGACTAGTAAGCGTGCCCGTGAACGTGGGGCTTGCAATGGGCGCGTAGTTCAACTGCCCACCAGCAGGGTTCGCGGCCAGCGCTATGGTGCCGGTCCCGGTCAGCGGACTGGGCGAAACCGTGATGCCAGTGTTGCCTGCGGTGATCGAAACAGCCCCGCCGCCCGCTGGAGTCGCGCAAGTGAGAGCGCCTGTGGCGCTAATCGCGTTTGCGAATGTTCCACCAGCACAACTGTTGGCAAGCCCGGAGATGTTGATGGCAGGGCCGTTGAGCGTGCCGGTGAAAGTCGGATTGTTGGTCGGGAGTCCTGCGCCGCCGCCAGCACCCGCGCTGGTATTCGTGACGGGAGCCCACTGCGACGAGGTGCCGTCGTTGTACCAGATATAGGTCTGAACATCGACGGTGTTGAACCAGAGATTTCCAATCGCGGGGCTACCCGGAGCAGTCGCAGACACCGTGACCGTAGCACCGCCGCCACCTCCTCCTCCCGCTGCGCAAGTGATCACGCCGGTAGACGAAAGGGCGGTCATAAAATTTCCGCCCGGACAGGTTCCGCCCATCGGGACGCCATTGAAGCGAAGTGGACCGGCGAGATTGAGTCCGGTGCTGCTCCAGACGCTGTTGTCGGGACCGACGATGGTCCCTTCCATGTAGAGCCCTTGATAGTTCCAGATGCTTCCATCTGGAAATTGGATCACGCTGTAGGACGGATGAATTTCGTTGCCCTGCACCCAGAGCGTGGAACCGGGAACGGTCGTGATCAGGCCCGTGAGTTGCGGATTTTGAAGTATGGCTCCGGGGATGACGAGCCCTTGGGGCAGCGTCAGGCCCGGAGTGAGGCCGGGATTGTCAGACCAGAAGCCGCCGTAGCTGGTTCCGTAACCGACCAGCACGCAGAAGAAGATTACAAGCAGCTTCCACAGTTTCATTTGTACCACTGGAGTTCAAAGCCGCATCCGCTTGAGGGTGTGAAAGTGCCCTGCGTGATCGAGCAGCACGCCTGAATGCCTGCGGTGAAAGCCCACCCGCGCTTGTCGCCGACATGAACGTCGCGATCCGCACCCGGATTGATGATCCAGCTAGAAGAACCTAGCGGAGTTGAACCCGCCGCTGGCTGCGCGTTCGCATCGAACAGTTGCAGGTAGCGGACTCCCTGCCATCCCGGTGACGGAGTCGCGGTCGGAGTGGGAGTGCCGGTCGCTGTCACCGTAGGTGTGGGCGTGGGGGTCGCAGTCGGAGTGCCTGTACCGGTAGGCGTTGCAGTTGGTGTCCCTGCCATCGTGGGGATTGCCGGTGGCGTGGGCGTTGGCGTTGCCAGCGGTGTGTTCAGGTTGGAAACGTGAACCCCGTAAAGGACTACCGCCGCTTCCGCGACCATTGTCGGAGTTCCTCCCGGCACCGGCTGGGTCATCTGCGGAACCGGCACTTGGCAACAAATCGCGGGGCCGGGGCAGAGCGTGCTGGTCATGTTGTAGGGCACGTTCTCTTGAGCGAACGCCACTGACGCGATGAGCAGCAGCAGGATTGTCAGTTTATAAGCCATCCGAATCCGATCCCGTTGACGTTCCTTGCATCCGTAGTGTTCTGGCCCCAGATGGGAATCTGTCTTGGCTTCATGCGCCCAAGCCGCGAGCCCTTGGCGATCTTCTCCGCCACGCCGATAAAATCCGTCATCAATTTCTGCGCGGTAGCATCGTCCTGTTCCATCGAGCGGACCTGAGAAAGCATGTGGAGCACGAGTGCGGCTTCCCACGCTTGCGGCACCATCAAGGTCTGGAGTGCTTGCCCCACAACGTAGGTCTTGGCCATTCGGTAGCCACTCATCCGGAGATTGAGTTCCGTGACCGGCGAACCGTTATTGTGGGCCACGATGTCGGTCCCACCGAGCCCGCGTACTAGGCCGCTGAATTGGTAGGTTCCGGGCAGGGTTTGCGGGTTGATCACCGAGAAGCCGATGATCTCGTCTTCAACTCGCGCCAAGCCAATGCTCAAAAAGCCGGTCGCGACCCCAGTAAGGAACGTCGTGTCGGTAGCCGTCATAGGCCCAGCAAGGATGGTGGTCCCGCCAGTGCGATTGCTCTGCGGCCAAACTTGGACGGTCTGCTGTGGACCGTCCTGCTCGTAGCTCATGATCCCGCTGAAGCCTGCCGCGCTGTTGCGCAAGAACATGAACGAGCGCGGGACGATGTCCATTGGATAGCCGTCGTACCAAGCATTGACGAACGTGTAGAACGGTGAGTCCATCCGGTACATCGAGGTGTTGACGATGGTCTGCACGCCGGTCACATCCACGATGCCGCCCGCGATCTTCACCATCTCCGAGAGCGCGCGATTGAGCAGACGGTAGGCCGCATATGCGCCGATAAAATTTCCGTCAGTGTCCGGGTTGAACGCCGTGGCGCGGGAAGGAGGACCGCCCGTGTGGTTGGGCACCACGTTGGGCTGCGGCATCACGATGGTGAATTGGCCGGAGGTGACCGGATAAATCCACTGGTCGAGCATCACCGCGCCCGGAGTTCCGGTCTGGTAGCCGTTGATGGTTTCGTACAAGGGCGGAGGAGCTGCACCAACCGTGATCTGGATAGCGTTCTGGCTCCCCGTGAGCGTGATGGTCTGCATCGAAGCAGCCACGGTTTCGCCCCAAGTATTGGTTGCGGTGATGGCAATTTGCTGCTGGCTGCCCAGCGGAAATCCGGTCTGGCTGGAATCGACTATCCCGACTGCGCTGATCAGGTTGGGGGGATTTAACACCGAGGGCGCGTCCGGAATCCGCTGCCGGAGTTCCAAGATTATGTCGCCAACCAAACTCATCTAATTTCCCTATAACCTCACGCGGGTGTTCCCGGTGGACCTTCCGGCCCCTGCGGCCCCATTGGGCCTTCCGGTCCCGGTGGACCGGCTGGACCTTGCGGACCCGTCGCTCCGGTTGCTCCCGCTGGCCCTCGTTCTCCCTGCGGTCCCGCTGGACCCTCCGAACCACCACCGAGAGTCGCAATTGTCAGCGTGGCCGCGATAGTAGCCGCCGCATTCGGATCGAAATGCGAGATCATCGCCATGAAGTCTTGATGAGTCTGCCAGACGGTTTCTACCGGGGTTTTCGCGGCTGCAATCGCCAAGGTGGCGGAAGCATTGCTAGCCACTTGCGGTGGAAGATGCACCAGCAGCGCCATGAAGTTCTGATAATTTTCCCAGACGGTCTGCTCATCCATCCGTAGTGCCATCTGTGGTCTCCATTAAAACGAAAGGCAGCCGCCCACGACGGCGCGCTGCCTTTTTCGCCGGTTGCGTTCCGCCCCTCTTACATATTCGCGCCCCAAACCTCCGCATCGGCGGTCTGCGTACCGCCAGTGGGCGCTCCGGCCAAGGTGACGACTACCGTGATGCTGGTCAGGTTCAGGTCGGTGATGAAGTCCTCCATCACGTCCACCCACGAAGCAGCGGTCGCGCTGCCCGCGACTTGACCCAAGTCCACGGTGTTGGTTCCATCCGTGCCTCTGATCGCCATCGAGGTCAGGCCACCGCCTCCGGTATAGCCCGCGACTTTGACGCGCACCGTACCGGCGTTGATTGGCCCGCCAACAAAATTGGTGAGAGTGAAGGTCATACTCGCACCGGGGGTCGCCGTGGTTCTTGCGCCGCGCGCTGCCGCCGCACCCACGCCCTGCAAAATCGCCGCAACTGAGTTCCTGATTGCCATGACCTACCCCTATTGCCCGAAGTCCAGCGCACCGTTCATGCGCGGGCTGACGACCGACAACTGCCAAGTGAGCGTCACCTGAGCAACGAGCACCTTCTGGTTGCTGGGCCGGATGAATGGATCGACGTCGAAATAGTTCGCCGGATGGAAGACCGGGAACAGGTACTTCGTGTTAAGCATTAGCGATGCTTGATGACCATTGGCTAGCGTAGTAGAACCAAGAAATCTATCTTGGAACGCTACCATGTTATTGTACTTTAAATGATACCTGAAGCCGAATTGGACGGCTTGTTCATCTTGGTCTGGCTGATTGTATCTTATTTGTCCGTAGTAGCTCTTACGGAAGCTACGATACATCTGCGGAGTCATCAGGAACAGATCGGGCTCATCCCAGCCATATGTCACTTGCTGGTAGAGGTTCTCGACATCGTCCGCTAGTAGAGTGCCCGCCGTGGCAACGGCCACGTTGGCGTTGGGACGCCAGAATGCGTTGACCGCCTGTGAGCGGTCGATCCCGGCGATGATGTTGTTGCTCACCGCAATCCATGACATGAGGTCGTCAATGTCGATGGTCGTATTCTGCGGCGTCAGGTGGAACAAGGCGCGCGAGAGCTTCATCAGCAGCGAGGCGATACCGACCTGCCACTTCGCCTTGGCCAGCTTCACAATGCCGGTTGGACCGGCATTGATGATCAGATCAGTGAAAGGAATGGCCACGCTCTGGTAGTAGAAGCGCCAGAGCTGGTTGGCCGGTTGGATCGAATCAACGATCTGGGTCTGGAGGATCTGGTCTCCGTAGTACGCCCCACCAGTCGTCTCCTCTTGTGTTACAAGAGGATATACCAACTCACCACCCACAAATCGACGTCCATTACGCGTCATCCACTGTAAAGCGGGGCTAGGTGTGAAAGCGTTATCAGCCAACTCTGGATGGACGTATTTTTGTGTTATACTATTCAGAGTGTTAACTAGTAACGCTGGAGGAGCGTTTATACCAGTTCCTACAACTGCCATGACCTATGCCTCGCTATTGGCCCAACTGAGACCAGATATCCGGATCGTTGAGAATCGTTTCATCGGGAATCTTGTCGATTCCGCCAAACTTGGACTTGAGAGAACTCGTGCCACCGAGCCCGCCGAAACCGGGGTTCGGAACGAAAGCGCCGTCTTGCGTAAATTCTTTGCGAGCCTGCTCGTACCCTTCCTTGCGCGAAGCCTCGACGAGATTCTTGCGTTCCTCCTCCGCGCGGATCGGGTAGGTGACATTTTCGTGGATTCTGTCGAAGTCGGGATACCGCGATCCCGGCTCCAACATCTGGTGCTCGTTGGCGTACTCAAGCACCTTCTGGAACGACCAGTCCTTGGGCCACTGGAAAGCGCGATAGTCGCGCTTCATGTCCTTATTGACCTGAAATCCGAAGGCTCCGACCAACTCTTTGCGCAGATCCTCGCGGAACTTCCGGTTGTCCTGCTCCATCGCGTCGATGCGCTGGAGCTGCTTGACGACGGGCTCGAAAAACTCCCCCGGCTTGTCGAGCACGGTGGGCTTGCGGCCCGCGCCAAGTCTCTCGATGAGAGTCTGAACCAGATCCTCGCCGCCGTTATTGGTGGAGTTGGGGTTGCTCTGAATGGTCTGGAGCTGCTGGGCGACCTGATCGTAAAGCGCCCGTAGCTCGTTGTACTGGTTGGCCAGCTTCCCGTATTCACCCTCAAGCTGCGAGGACCGCTGCGTGTAGCGGCCCAAGTTGGCTTGCTGCTCCGCGTCGTAAGCGCGCAGATCACCCAGTTTGATCTTGGTGTCGCCGAATACGAACTCCAGATCGTCAGCGTACTTTTCCTTGTCGTCCAGAAATTTGCGGTCGATCATCGTCGTCTACCGAGTTTTCTTTTGTGGCCGCGTCGGCCATGACGGCGCGTGCGGCGTCTGGAGATGCGCGGCGGAACGTAATCATCTTGGACCGCTGACGTGGTCTGGGCCGCGCCTGTGTCGCCGCCCATAGTTGCATCGTCCAGATCAGTTGTTCCGCTGGTGTCACCGTTCATCTGCGTCGTCCGCGTTTCCGAAGGTATCGTTCTGCGGAAGTCCCGCGTGGACCTCTATTGGCGTTGCGATAGTTGATCAGCCATTGTGGTCTCGCATCCGGCGTCGGACTGGCCTTCGGTTCCGGTGCCTTTTTATCGTCACCGTTCACGAGGGCACTCCCATTCCACCTCCGCCCAAGCCCGAACCCTGTTGCTGGTTGGGTCCAATCCCCGCTGCGCTGAAGCCAAGCGTCGGACCTATCGGCGGTCCCGCTTCCTGCACAGCTTCCTTGAGAGCCTTGTTGGCTTGGTCGAGGCTCGACCACGCGCGGTTTAGGTGACGAGCCACGTCGGGATGCGATTGCATCAGGTGGATCATCATCGCGCCGATCACGCGCATGGCCTGTTCGACGTTGCCGCTGGCGAAGTTGGCGTTAGATTTCTTTTGCTCACCGACCTTCTGCGCGATGGCCTGCATGAGCATGTTGCCGGGGTTTTGACCGGCATCCGCAGGCAGACCGCCAGTTGGCGCGGCACCACCCGGAGCACCCCCCGGAGTCGGCGTCGGACCCATTGCGGGTCCGCGCCGGAGCATCATCATCTGTGATGGCCCGATAGCCATCAGTCATTTCCACCCGTGCCCTTCGGGAAATAGCCGAGCGGGTCTCTGCTACGCGGAGCAGGAGCCGCCTCGCCCACTGCTACGTCGTTCTTGAGCGGCATCCGGGCGTAAGGAGTCCGCATATCGGGCAAGCCGCCACGGTCATCCGTGTTGAGCCGCCCCTGTCCGACTGAAAGTCCCTTCTTCTCTGCCATTGGAATCACCTCCGTCCACGCACCTGTCTGCGTGCGCGGTGTACAAACCACTTGCCTCTGGACCTGATGCTGCGAGTTCGCGGTTTCATCGAGTTAAAGGGGGCGAAACCGCCCTGCTACGGTGGTGATCCATTGCAGAAGCGGCCCGCCCCAAATTTTCCAAGGCTTCCGGACTGAGCCGCTTCCTTGCGGGCAGCTCGAAGCCTTGGGTCGGAAGCCCCTTAGTGGCTACTTCCGCCCGCCGCGACGATGTCTACGTCCACGTCGCCGTTCACGAATGTCTTCGAACATGGCTGTCACCTCCTGTTCAGATTTCAGCCTCGCCGCTACGCGCGACGATTTGCCCATCCTCACGGACCCGCACTTCGCGAGCGTCTCCGTACCTGCCGAGCAAGGTGATCGCTGAACGCTCCAGATAGGCGGCTCTTTGCCGGTCATCCATTTCGCCCCAGTCGGACTCGTGGATGTCGAACGGCCAAGAGAGCTTTCCGGCGATTGCGACCTGAACCTTGAAATAGCCCGATCTGTCGGGCCACGGCTGGAAGGAAACAATCTCGACGCGGGAATTGAGCCTCACGCGGTCAAGAATTGAAATTCCGCGCGGTAGAACTCAATTTGCGGCTAAGACAATCGAGACAATCGAGAATTATTTAAGATGTGCCAAATCTGAAGGTCGTACTTGAATTCGCCAGTGTCCGCGCACGTCTTGGAACGCGCGATAACCGAACTCCGCAAGCGTTTCGCCATCGGCCAGCCAGTTGTAGACCGTCTTCGGCGAACGCATAACGAGCTTTGAAAAGTCGGCGACCTTGAGCCATCGTTCGCGCTGCCCTTCTCTTAACCACGGAGGTTGCGCGCGACGGATGCTCATAGCTTTTGTTTAGGACCGCCTTTCTTGATTGCCTGCATTTCCATCGCCATCTGCGCCTGCATCTGGGCTTCCTTGTTCAAGCGGTCGAGCACTTTCTTGCGATTCGGGTAGCGCACGGCTTCCAATAAGCCCTCCGTGTCCAGCGCTCCCATATTCTTCAACGCCAAAGCGAGCTGACGAATCATCACGCCAGAAAAAGGCTGTAGCGAAGCCGGATCGACGTGTGCTTCGTATTCCAGAACCTTGTCGGGCGGCACGGGTTGCCATCGAATTGTTCCAAAGCCATCCGCACGCGGATCCGCGTATAGTCGCTGGTCGCGCGTGAACTGCGCCATCGTGGTGAAGATGAGGTAGGCGAGACGGCGAATGGGCTCGTACATGAGCCGCGCCCTGCCGCGTGTAAGGGTCTGGCCCTGCATCAGACTGCCGGTGAACAAGTCGTTGGAGACGTTGCCGGTCGGGTTGAGGCCCATGCGCGGATCACCAAAGCCTTGCAGGAGCCGCTGTTTTTGGAAGAGGGCTTCGGCGGCTTGGATGCCATCACCCTGTCCCTTGGGTTGCACCAGTGTCGGGACCGGAGAACCCTGCGCGATCATCTGGGTTTCCCCCGGCACCCCGCCGAACCTTTCCGTATCAATTCCCGTGGATTCGTCTATGAACCAGATGCCGTTGAGCAACCGGACCATGTTCTCGAAGTCCTGCGTGATGAACCTTTCGGCCATGTCTTGCAGAACCTTGGTGTAGCGGAACGGCGGAGGAGCCCAGAAGCCGTGGAGCGCGGGCATACCGAGGAAGCGGATGATAGGAAATTCGCCGTGCCAGTAGGGATTCTCGCCATCGTAGAGGATGACGTTGTTGGCCTCGATGATCATCCGTCCGCGCGGGTAGCGCATCCGGTACTGCTGCTTGCCCATCGAGCTGAACTGGATGGTTTCGTCCTTGCCGGAGACTCGCACCCGCGAGTTATCACGAAGGAAAAGCGTCCGGACCCGAACCCTCGCATCCCCCGGCGTGCTGGACACCGGCAATCCGGGGATCATCCCCTGCATCGGCCCCGTCGGTACTTCGAGTCCGAACGCACTGTTGCGGCCCATCGTGGTCATGGGCAGCGGTTCCGGAGTGCGGTTGAGCGTCACGCGCTTGGCCGGGATCGGCCAATACTGCTTGATGGTGTCCAACCACATGTGGTCTTCGAGAATGACGTACTGCCACTTGCGGTCGTCGATGGAGTACGGATCAGGGAAGACCGTCTGCGGATCCCGCCAGTACGCGGTAGTGTCGCCACGCCCGTTGCGCATCTGTTCGTCGTGGGCGACTTGGATAAAGCCGCACCCGCAGTACCACGCCCACATGAGCGCGTAGAGAATGTTCTGGTTGACGTTGGAGTCGCGCCACTGAGCCTGCAAGCAGGCTTCGGCGTTCTCATCCTGCTCGTAATTTTCCCACGTTTTGCAGATGTAGATGCGCGGGTCGATGTCGGTCAGGTCGATGGCTTCCATGAAGCCGAGGACTTGGCCCTCCGGCACCCGCATGGTGGGACGGAAAATGGGGGTTTCAGTATCCCTCGGATATAAGTTGTACGCCTCTCTTACGGTGCGGAACCATTCGTCTCCGAGCTGGTCTTTTCGCTGTTGCTGGCTGATGCGCTGGAGGTTGTCGATTTGCTGGCAGATTCGGCTTTCAGCCGCGAGTTGGTCTTTTTCGGCGTCGGTTTGCCGGTTGCCGCCGAGTCGGTGGACTGTAGCTCTTGTCGCCACTGCGCTCCGATTTGATCCATCGGAAGACGCCGTTCACCATCCGGCCCCTTCGCTATGAGTGTTTGGCCTTTTCTTACATGGTCCTCGACATCACGCGCAATCGTGATCAGGTCGCGGATCTGCACAACCAGATCCGACTTCGCCATGATGCAAATATCCCGCATGAGCGAGAGCAAGAGGTGCTCCCACGCCTGCACGGAATTCTTCTGGTACTCGCGTTCAAAGTTCTGGCCGAGCTGCTCTAGGAGTTGTTCGGCGGTCGGTTTAATTCTCTGTAGCGGAACATGTCCGCGACGGGCTCTTCGGGGCCATGCAGGATTTTCTGCTGGCGGATTTCCGCCTCCCGGCGCGCGAGCAGGGAGCTGCTCAGGATCACGCTGGCGGGCATCTTCCGCACCGGCTTTTTCTTCCCCGAACATATCGCGCAAGTCTTGGTTGGATGGCCAATTGTCGGGAGCGCGAGATGCTCCAGCGCGTTCGCTATCCTCTTTAGGTCCGTCATCACTCACCTTCCAAGTCCTCCGCGAAGCCGACCGCCAGTTGTATCATCACGTCAGGAGGACCGTCCTCAAGCGGGAACTGGATACGGAACGGGGCACCCATCTGATACGGCATCCCGTTTAAAAATTCCTTGGTGGCTTTTCTGAACTCAAAGACGGTCATCACCAGACTCCGGCAAGGCGATCCTCCGAGGTTTTCTTGGGCGCGCGGTGCTTGATTTTCTGATACCACTTTTCGCGCAAATAGGCGTGCGGCTCCGAATCGTAGTCGAGCGGGAGCTGCTCGCCTTCCTGTAATTCCAAGAGCCGCCGTGAATCGCCCGCGCTCTTGGGCGGCGGATACTGATCCAGTGCTACGGCTGCAATCGCGGCGGCGACGAAGATGTCGTCGTGCCCGCGCTTCACTTCCCAGCGCACGGTGAGATCGTCGCGCATACAATATCCCATCTGCGCGTGCAGTCGCTTGTCTCGTACCTTGAGAAATCCATGAGTCGCCCCCATATCAATGGGGCGCACAAACTCCCGAAATACGATGAGCATCTTCTGGCGGCTTCGCCATGTGGTCTCCCAGCCAAGTGCGTGCCCGATGTGCTTGTAGCGTTTGTCATCTTTTCCCAACCATCCGTAGAGATTGGGGTAGCGATACTTGTCGCGCAACAGCTTGTTTACTTGGGAGCCGTCTCCTCCGGTTTGTTCCACGTTGACGAGCGCCTTGTTGAACCACCGTGCAAGAGCGTTAATGGTGAAGGCGAACTCCTCAACTCCCAGCCGCGCTGCGAAGGTAAACGCCTGATTTCCAGTAATTCCGTTCCAGCATACAGCAGCAGAGAAATCACCTTTAGCAGTTCCATCCGGGTCCAACGCCCCACGAGCGGCGTCGCATCCAAGGTAGTATTTGTCTCCGTCGATAGGTCGTTCCCAGAGCCACAGGGGGGAGCTTTCTTCTCCCCGTCCGCGTCGAAGGTGGATGTCATAGTCGCTCACTTTTTCCACGCCTCAAGGGTGCGGTGAATCCGGTACTGGAGACGGCGCGCAGCTTCCTCCACTTCCGAGTATTCGGACACCGAGGTGCGTGCGAAGAAGGCTGGGCACTGCCACTCTTCTGCGGCACACGCAGTACCCGCCACGGAGACGGAAATTGCTCCCGGCAGATTGCTCCAGTCCAGTTGCCACTGCCAACCATTCATGTACGGGTCGGTTATCAGGAGGTCGTTAAGCGCCTTGCCGACCGAATGGCACAGACCGACCGGGTCGCGCTCGAACGCCGGGGCCAATTCGCTGGATTTCATGCGGTCAACTCCGACCACTTGGGTACATCTACTGAACCCATCCACTTGGGCTTGCGCAAGGTCGATTCCGCCGCCTTCATCTCTCCCGGCAGGAAGGCCGGATCGCCCGTGCTGATGAAAGCCTCTTCGGGAGTCGTAGGATACTCCTGATGGAACTTATCGACGTATCCTTGGCACCTGTTGGGTATGGCCCACCTGCGCCAGCTAATCTGCTCCAAGTCCGCGCCGTGAATATTGACCAGATCGCGTTCTTCGGCATCCAGTGAATTGTGAGTCACGCCGTTGAGTTCGGGATCCATGCGCGAGGCGGGGTCCATCATCCAGCTAATGAAGATCGGTGCGAACTGGTTTTTCCCCTCCACCGCTTCGGTCCAGTAGTTGTAGAAGGTCTCGCCGGGGCCAACCTTGCCGTTGGCCGTGCTCTCGATGAGGATCATCGTGTCCGGACGATAGGCGACGGTCGAAATAAGCGCCGTAAAAGCATCTTCAGCCTGTTCGTAAAACGCCGCTTCCGAGAGGTGTAGAGCGGTAACGGTAAGGCCGCGCGCTCCTTCAACCGTCTTTGCAGTGGCGATTGAGTAGAGCGATTCGCCCTCATCGTGCGGGAACCTGAGTTCATGCGCGGTCCTCAGAATTTCCGGGTCTAGCCCGCAGTCGTAGCACAGACTGGTGTGACCGGCACGCGCGTCACGGAACATGGCACGCACGTTCTTGGCGCGATGCGCCACGCTCATGGCCACGGCAACCGGGAAGGCCGTGCAATGCACCACGTTGAGGAACGAACAGAAGGTCGAAATGCCGACCCTGCGCGCCTTGAGCACGATGGCCCACATTGGGAGTCCGCGCGCTCCCTGATCCATCAATTTGTCTATGACGAGGTTCTGGGAAGGATTCAGCTCAAGCGGCACCTGAGCTGCGCGATCACGGTGCTTGATGCGGAACTTGCGGAAATTGACGGCGCGGAGGTCGAGATACATTCAGTTGTCACAATTGGACAGGCACGCCGCCTCCTTGGTCCGACAGGCGTCCTCCAGCTTGGTAAACGCCACGGCACAGAGCGCTTTCTGGCGCGCGTTCTGGGCGCGGTCCAGACATGCCTCCAGCACCGCGTCGGCCCCGGCCTGACAGGTGCTGAACTGGGTGTCACAGCGCGAGGTGCAGGTATCCTGCGCCCACGCCAACCCGCCTGCCAACACCAAGAAAAGGGTTATAGCTAAAGTTTTCATGGCAAGAACCAATAGCAAACCACGAGCTATCTGACCAATCGCGGGAACGGAGGCCCGCCGAGCACGCCCAGCGCTTCCAGCAGGTAGACGACCAAGACCAGCGCTAGGATGGCGCGGATGATCATTCGTACTGGACCGAACATCGGAACCATCCCTACCGCCCAGTCGATGAGGTAGAAAATCAGCCCGAGAATTACGAGGTAGATAATTAGTTGTATTAGCCCGCCCATCAGCACGCGAAGCCTATGGCGAAGACGTTGCTTACGTTGAGCGAGACGGTGCCGGTGTTGGTGAAGATAGGGAGGATTCCCGGCCATAGCAGGTTGGTCGAGTTGGGATTCATCTGCCAAGTGGGCCACGTCGGGATTTTGAATTGATCCACGAGCAGCGTGTTATCGAGTACGTCCAAG